GCCGTCGTAGGTCAGGCCGTTTGCGGCGCAGTAGTCCGCGAGATCAAAGAAGGCCGAACGGTCCAGACGGCCTGCGTCGATGCCGCCGCCGTAACGCCAGTGCGTGAGGGCATCCCACAGCACCCATGCCGGGTTGTTGCTCGCCTGGTTCGTCTGCGTGGTGACGCCGTTCGCGCGCGCGAACGTGGAGATCACCCGCCCGCCGTTCATGAACGTGACGTTTGGCACGCCCGAGATCTGGTCGTCCATCTTCACGCGCAGGGCGAGCAGCGCCGTGTGGTTGTAGCCGACGCCCTCGTAGACGATCTCGTTCAGGTCGCCCACATAGCAGTCCGACATCGCGGTCGTGCTGGTGTCGGTCTTGATGAGCGTGCCGCCCGTGTTGGCCGTGTAGTCGTAGTAATTGGGGTTACGCCGCACGCGCACTTCATACTTACCCGGGGTCAGCTGTGGCGAGGTGTAGGTGCGCCGCGCGGTCGCGCGCAGGGCTTCGGTGACTACAAGCGCGGCGTTGCCGGCCGGCACTGCGACGCCCATCGACACCGATCCACCATGAACGACGGGCCACGAGTCGATCTGCTGACCGACGTAGCTGCCAAACTTCGCCATGACCGCCTGGCGCACGACATCGAGAACTTCGCCGTTGTCGGTGGTGAGGCTCAGGTCCGTGATGACCTGCGAGCTATCCCATTGCGCCGGCGTTTCGCCGAGGTTGGTGCCGATAACGAAGCCGCCGGCGGGCACATTGCCCACGCCGATATTGGTGATCGGCTGCACGCGCACGTTGACGTAACGCGGCGCGGAGCTCGTAAACGCGGTCCAGCTCGAGTTCGACCCGGCGAGCCGGTAGTCTGCCTCGAGCGCCACCGAGTTGTTCACGATGTCGCCGCTTTTCGTGTCAACCGAATAAAGGCCGCTGGGGAAGTTGAAGTCCAGCCGCACCGCCTCGACGTTGCCTTGCGTGGCGAAAGTAAGATAGGTTCCGTCGGCGGGCAGCTTGACGTTTTTCTGATACGGCGTGATGACCGCGTTGAACCAATCGATCGGCGTTTGCAGCGGATCGCCCATGCGGGTTTGCACCGAGACTTCCGAGAACTCGGAAATGTCGCGGTCGTTGATCTTGATGCCGGAGATCGACGCGATCGGCCCCTCACCGGCATTGATGAGCATGTAAAGGATCTGGTTGTTGCCGTCAGCCTCGGTGTGCACGCCCAGAATGTTGCCGGCCATACGGAAGCTGCCGTAGGGCACCGGCGTCGGGATCATCTCCTCGCTGGTGTTCTTCGCGCCATCCGCGCCGTAGGTCGAGCTTGCACCCAGGCCGTTATTGGTCGAGACGGTCGCGACCGCCGGCGGCAGAAGCGCGTTCAGGAGCATTGAGCCCGCAATCGACACGGCGGCCGCGGCCGCGGCGCCCGCTGCCGCTCCGGCTGCGGTGGTCGCGCCGCCGTAGGCTGCCGCTGCAGCGCCGCCGGTGTAGACCGAGGCGATTGCGACTGCGATCATGCCCACGATACGCAGGATGCCCTTGCCCCCGCCGCCGCGCGGCACAGGGCAGATCACGATGAAGTCGTTGGGCTGGAGGCGCGTTTTGGCAAAGCGCTCGCGCGTGATGGCCACGCCGTTGAGCGAGACGACCACATCGGTCGCTTCGCCCATTGGCATGTAGCGATCAAGCGTGTAGGTCTTGCGCCACTTCCACTGCTCTTCGCGCACGTCGCGCATCGGCTCGAACGGGTTGGTGACCCGGCGAACCTTCACGAACTGCGCCTCTTTCTTACCCTTCGATGTATTCATAGAACCCGTCGATCCGTTTTTCCCACTCCGAGAGCCGCTCGACCGTGACGCCGCCCGACGACTCCCACGCGTGAATGAATAACCCGTTACTTATCATGTAGCCAACGTGACACACCTCCCGGCCGATCCTGAAGAAGATCATCGATCCCACCTTCGGACCCGGCAGCCGGCGCCAGAACTCGCGCGACGTAATCATCAGCGCGTGCGTGGCGCCGGTGTCATCGGGCGTCACATAGTCGGGCACCACCTGGCCGGTAGCGCGCTGGATCAAAAACTTGACGAGGCCGTAGCAGTCGAACTCATCGGGTCCGCGGCCGCCTCGTCTGAAGGGCGCGCCGACCAGGTCATAGTATGTAACGCGTGACTTATCCATTTTACGCGACGTAGAGGTTGCTGGATACCAGGTTCGGATAGCCGCCGAAGTTGATGACGTTATTGTGTGCGCGGCACCCGAGTGGCCCGGCGAGCGTGCGATCGCAGGAGGTCATTGCACCGTTGTAGCGGCAGGTATTGCCGTCGCGGTAGACCCACTGGCAAAAATCGCGGCGCTGCTGGCGGCGCGGGAACTGCTTGGTGAGCGCGTTCTCCGCGCCGAGCGTCCAGTTCGCGACGTAGTTGTCCGCGGTCGCCTGCACAATCGTGAAGTGCTCCTCGACGTCGGGCGTCTCGTTAAGCGCGCCGGTTTGACACACGCGCACGACCACGGGGAAGTCGGTGCCGCCGCCGTAGTCGTTCATGGTCTGGATCACCGCGCGCGTGTAGTCGAAGATCGACACATTCACTTGCGGCTGCGCGCCGGCCTGCGTCTTGAGCTCCAGCGAGAACTGCATCGGCTGGTAAGTGATGCCCTGACGCACGACCGCCTCGGTGTTGTTCACGTAGTAGAGCGTCTGACTCACGGTGCCGGTGGTCGGATCCAACACGCCCACGTCGAGAAAAGCGAGATACGGAACATCGCTGCCGAGCTTGTTCTTCTCGACGATGCTTGCAACGGATACGAGGTTGGGCATTTACGCCTCCTGCAACTTGAAGGTGACCGACCACAAGGGATTCAATCCTTTGCCCGCGTTCGTCCACTGCATCGTGGTGTCGGTCGTGTAGCGGACGTAGATCGTCTCCTTGCTGATCGGGTGAATGAGATAGAAGATCGCGCTGCCGCCGTGCATCGCGTCGAAGTGCGCATCGACGTCGGCGCGCTGCGCGTCGGTGAAGTCGGTGAAGCCGCAGGTGAAGGTGCGCCGGGGCTTTCTCGTGTGCTTCGGGCGCGTGACCACGTAGCCTCCGTCCATCTTGGAGGCCATCGCGGGGTTTTCCTTCTCCGGCTGGAACTTGCTCGAATCCAGCAAATCGTTGTGCGGCAAAGTCGTGTAGGTGGTCATTTCAGTGCGCCTTTCATCCCGTCGCGGAAGTTGCCCGGTGTGGTCGCCGCCGTCAGCACGATGTCGAGGATCATCTGCTTGCCGTCGAAGCGGGGCTGGCCCTGCTGGGCGGTAACCTGCTGGTTGGTCTGGTTGATAACGTTCACCGTCACCGAGGGGCCGCCTGCGCCCGCGTTGCCCGCGCCTTGCTGCTGGCCGCCGGTGATCGTCACGGGGATGCTGCGGCCATCGGGCAGCGGCACGAACGCCTCGTTCATGCTGCCCTCGCCGTAGATCGCGACCTGCGGGGAGTTGGCGATGCCACCGTTGGCATACTTGCGCAGCGCCAACGGCCCCATCTGCGTCATGATCCCGCCGTCGGCGAACTTGTATTCGCTCGACATCGCGCCGCCGCCATAGGCATAGTTGCCAAGCGTGTTGGTGCCGCCCTGCACGCCCATCAGCGTGCTCATGTTCGTCTCGCCGCTCAGGCCACTGCCAAACGATTGGGTCTGCGCAAGCGCCCCCTCGGTGGCCGTGCCATAGCCGCCGAAGTAAGCCGACGCCGCCGCCCCCGCGATGCTGCCGATCGCGCCCAGAATCCCGCCCGAGCCACCGCCGCCCTGAATCGAGGCGAGCGCCTGCGCGGCATAGATCGCCGCGTTGCCGAGGGTGACCACCGAGTTGGCCGTGGTCGTGTTGGCGCTCGTGCCGATGACCGTCTGCTTGGCCTGGTCCACGAGCTTCGTGTTCAGGCTGTCGCCGGAGCCTGTGAGCTTGTTAAAAATGGACGTGATCGAGTCGATCGGGTGCGCGAAGAACGAGGCGAGGCCCGAGCCTGCCGCGCCCGTCGTCGCTTCGGCGCCCTGCCCCTTGCCGTTGCCGCCGATCTTGTTCGCAAAGCCGTCGGCGATGCCGTCATAGAGCATCTGCAGGCCGCCGCCCATCGACTTTTGCAGGCTCACGCGCAGCATGTCCGTGCCGATCGTCTCGAACAGATCGGTGAAGCTCAACTTGCCGGTCTTGGCGAGGTTCACGAAAGCGTCGATCGTGGAGTCGGCCCAGCCCGTCGTCTTCTGGCGCATCTGCTCAGTGGTGTCGCTCCACTTGTCGAGCAGATCCTGCATCGGCGTTTGCATCTTCTTCATGTTCTCGGCATCGCGCGTCACACGCGCGGCCGCGATCATGGCCTCTTCCTTCGAGGCGTCGCCGCCGTCAGCCTTCACCTTGGCAAGCCGTGCCTGCGCTGCCTTGTCCCACGCATCGTTTTCCAGCGCGATCTGCGCGCGCAAACGATCCTGCGTATTCTTGATGAGGCCGGCCTGTGTCTCCTGGTCCTTCTTGACGATCTCGCGCGTGAAGTTCACGAGGTCCATCTGGTCGCTGACCAGCTGGATCTTCTTCATGTATTCGAGGATCGGCGCGACTTCCTTGGCCGCATCCTTCGACCTGGCGCCGAGCTTCTCGAGGAACTTGATCGCGCCGCGCCCGTTGTTCTCGTCCGAATCAGGGGTCGTGACGTCGCCCTGCATGAGCTTGTCGATGCTCTCCTTATACTGCTCGGCGAGCGGTGCGAGCTTGCCCTTGAGTGACTCCATCTGCTGCTTGGCGTTCTCGGTGATCTTGAGCATCGTCTCATCGTCGATGAGGCCCTGCACCTTCGAACTGTCCCAAGCCGGGCGCGTATTCTTCGCGCCCTTGCCGTGGCCCTTCGTGTCGAGCTCGCCGTTCTCCCACAGCGCCTTGATCTTCGCTTCGGCTTCGGCGCGGATCTGGTCGTAGCCGGACACGCCCGAGACGATCATTTCGAGCTCGGCCTTTGCCTGCGCGAGCTGCGACTTGATGTCGGCGTTCTTCTTGGCGAAGAGGTCGGTCGGCGGCTTGGCGCTGCCTTCCTTTTTCTTCTTCTCGCCAATCTGGTTCGGCGCGGCGAAGTTGCTGATGTTCTCCTGCGCCTGCGCAATCTCCCGGTTGAGCCGGTCCTGCTCTTGCGCGGCCGCGAATGCCTTCGCCTGCGCGTCCTTGCCCGTGAAGCCCTTCAGAATCTCCGCGTTGATCGCGTCGCGCCGATCGGTCAATACCTTGACGCGCTTCGCGGTGATATCCACCTCAAGGGCTTTCAGCTCGTCGGCCTGCTTTTGCTTGAGCGCCTTTTCCGCGTCCGAGCCCTTCGTGGCCGCATTGATCCGGTCTTTATAGCTGGCCTGGATCTCCGCGAGCCGCTTCATGCGGTCAGCGCCGAGCGCGCGCAGCTCCTCGTTGGTCTTCTCTTCAAGACCCTGCGCGAAGGCGTGGCTCTCCATGACCGCATTGGCCTTGTCGAGCGACTTCTGCGCCTCGCCGCGCACCGCTTCGAGGTTCGTGACCTCCGTCGCGAGCGCCTGACGCTTGGCCTTGAGCGCCTTGATCTCGGGGTCGTCATCACCCTGCCGGCCGATGAAGTTACCCTGCTCGTCCATGCCCCGCTTGCGCATGGAAATTTGCGTGTCGATGTTGCCGATCTCGGCCTTCTTGTTGCGAATGCCCGAGTCGGCGTCGTCGATCTGGCCCTGCGTGACCTTGTTCTGCTGCATCGCCTTGTTCAGCGTCGCAGCGGAGACGGCGGCGCGCGCGGCTTGCTCGGCGGTTTCGCGATACTTTTGCCAGAGGGCAATGCCGCCGATGATGAGGCCCGAGACGACCGTGATCCAGCCACCGAGCGCGTTGAAGGCGAACTTGAGCTTCATGATGCCCGCTTCCATCATCGCGGCGCCCGTGGTCATCGCGCTCATGCTGGCAACGGCCTGACGCTCCGCGCCGATCGCGGTCGCAAGCGCAGCGTTCTTCGCGACGAGCGCCTCGTTCTGCGCGCCCATTGCGACGTTCATGGTCTTCATGGCGGCCGCAGCCTCGAGCTCGGCCGCCGTAAGCCCCTGCAGGGTCGCGATATTTGCCGAGAGTGCGGCCCGCTCTTCCGCGAGCAGTGCGATTTCCGCACGCATCGAGGCGAGGCGCTGTTCGAGCTTGGTGACGTAGACGTCCTGTGCAGCGTATTCGGCGGCGGTCGCGGCGTTGTGCGCCTGACTCATCAAGAGGCGCTTGTCCTGCTCGGCAGCGACGAAGTTCGTCGCCTGCACTTCGAGCGCCTCGAGCTCGCGAAAGAGCGCGGTCTTTTGCGCGAGAATCGCCGCATCGTTGGCGATCTCCTTGGCATAGTCGGCGTGGCGCGCAGCGTCGATCTTCGCGTAGCGCGCGTCGTTGGCGACGATGAGCTGCTGATTCTTGGCGATCTCCGCGGCAAGCGTCTCTTGCCGGATCTCGCTCTCGCGCGCGGCGCTTGCAATGCGCTCGGCATCGGCCGCGAGAATCTGCTCGGTCACCGAGAGCTTCTTGGCGGCAACAGCGCCGTCGGCCGCAATCGCGTTGGCGGCATACTCGCGGTAGGAGGCATTGATCCCGGTGAGCGCGTTGCGCATGCCCGTCAGGAAGTTGCCGATCATGTTCGTCGCGAACACCGCGAGCAGCACCTTGCCAAGCGTCATCAGCTGCGGAATGTATTCCTGCAGCGTGGTGCGCCCGTCATGGAAAAGGCCGATCAGGTTCGTGAAGGTGTCGGACAGCTCAGTCGCCCACTGGTGCGCCGCGGGCGTGCCGAAGAGCTTCATGATGTCTTCGAGCTCGTCCTTGGCCGCCTTGAACATGCCCGCCTCGGCGACGTCGTTCTTGAAGAGCTCCCAGCGGACGTTCAACTTTTCGATCTCGCCCTGCCAGGTGCGCATCTGCTCGGCGGCCGCCCCCATCGAGTCGTTGGCGAACACGGCGAGCATCTTCTTGATCGCCATTTCCGAGCCAACCGCGCCCTGGCTGATCGTCTTGGTAAGCTCGCCCATCGACATGCCCATGCCGGTGGCCATCGCCTGCGCGGCGTTCGGCACGGCCTGTGACAGCTGCAGGCGCAGCTCTTGCAGCGAGACGGTGCCCTTGCCCGCCATCTGCTGAATCGCAAGCGCAGCACTCTTGAGCTGCTCGGACCCGCCGCCGTATTTCGCAACCTGATTGACGAGCGCTTCCAGCGACCCCTTGGTCGGGTCAATGCCGACCGTCTTGAATTTGACGAACGCGTCGGTGAGCGCGCCGAGCTTGAACGGTGCGTTCTGTTCGAGGTTCAGGATGAACTGCTTGCCAAGCGCTGCGTCTGCGTTGCGCCCCGCTTCGTCGGCGGCAGTCGAGAGGCCCTTCAGGACCGTGGTGAGCTTCTCCAGCTCGCCCGCGGTGTCCATGATCGAGCGCGGCAGCGCGAGGAAGACGCTATCGATGTCCATCAAGGCGAACTTGACGGAGCCGATGGTCGTGACCCAGCGATGGAAGGTGACGCCGGCCGAGTTGATGCGCTGCTCGATGGCCTTGACGCCCTCGCCCGTCTTGGCGAACTGCGCTTCGAGCGCCTTCAGCTGCGCGGCGGTGGATTGCGCGGTGACCCTGAACCCCGAGTCATCGAGGATCAGGTTGTAGCCTACGTTTTCGAGGTTGCTTGCCATCTTCGTCCTGTCACTGTTTCGGACGGGCCACCATCGCTTTCAGCTCCGCGAAGCCCGCTTCGTCTCTTTTCTCGTTCAGCGGGTCGAATTTCTTCTCTTCCTGCTGATAGAGCTCGGCTCGGAGCTTGTTCTCATGCTCGCGCGCGCCCTCGGGGCTTTGGCGGGCCGCATGCAACATCAGTGCGCGGAGGTCTTCTTCCGCGAGCAGCCGGTTGATGTTGCGGTTCAGAGTCCAGAAAGCGCGAATGGGAAGTGCCATCACTTCCCAATACGTCATGCCGTAATGCCGCTGGACGCGGGTGAAAACGAGGCTGAAGTCAAGTTCGTGCTCCTTGTCCTCACCCGGCAGCGTTACTTTTTTTCAGCGTCGCCCTCGGTGCCTTCCGTGCCGGCAGCACCTTCGATGTCCTTCTTGTCGGGGTCGAACAGCCCGCGCAGGAAGGCCACCAGCACGCCGAGCTTCTCCAGCGGGAGCTTGTTCAATACCGCGTCGGGGATCTCCACCGCGCGCTTGATCGAGGCGATCATTTCCTCGATCTGCACCTTCGGGTCGGTCTGATCCTTCAGACGGTCAGCGGCGAGGTTCGTCTCGATGAAGCCCTCGACGTCCATTTCTTTCACCGGGTATTCGACGCCGCCGATGGTCACCACGCGTTGCGGGGCGCTCGTGGGCAGAGTGTCGAGATTCAGGACTTTCACGTTGCTCATGATGGGTATCCGATGTAGGCAGGCCGGCGTGAGCCGGCCTTGTGTAAAGTTACGGGTGACTTACTCGCGCACGCTTACGGAGTCGGTGCGCCGCCGATCTGGAAGAGCTCTTCGGTGGCCGAGTCCGGGTAGCCCTGGAAGGTCACGTCGAAGATCCGTTCCTTTTCGACTTCGTAGGCGAAGTTCAGGCCGCCCGAGGTCGCCGCCAGCGGGATCACGAAGTCCTCGCTGTAGTCGTCCACTGCCTTGTCCTTCGGGTGCAGGCGCAGCTCGCCCGCGATGTCGAGCAGCGACAGGCCGACGCCGGTCGTGACGGTGACCTTCTTGGTGTCGCCCGTGCCCGTGAGCGTCGCGCCCGGCATGGTCGCCACGAGGTTTTCCAGCGTGGTTTCGGCCAGCGGCACCTTCACCGACACGTCACGGCTCATGATCTGCTCGTTGACGGTGGTCTTGCCGAACTGGTCCACGTTCGTCTTGTGGGTTTCCGTGGTCACGGTCACTTGGACGCCGCCCTGGGTGTAGCCCAGATCCACGCCCTTGTAATAGACCAGGCAGACGCCCATCTTTACGTTCTTGGTATCGCTTGCCACTCAAAACTCCTTTGCAAAGAGGTCCAAGTTACGGTAAGTAACTCGTAACTTAACTATACAGGCTCGACATAGCAACAGTCAATGTTCGCCACGAACTCGACCACGCCCGAGGCCGGCACCGGGTAGTTGATCGGCAGCGTTTGCGCGCGGCACCACTTGACGGTCATGCCCTCGTCCAGCTCGGTTTCGCGCTCGATCCAGAGCACTGCCATCGCGCGCTTGATGAGCGCCGCACCCTCGGCGTAGGTCTTCGCGCGCACCACCAGCGCGAAGGCGCCCTTGAAGTAGCCCGGCAGCTCCGGGTCGATGCGCGTGCCCTTGTAGTCGGGCTTGAGCAGGATGCCCGTGTCCTCGACGCGCATGGCATTGATGAAAATCGTCTTGGCGCGCACGCCCACGCCTTGCTGCTCGAGCAGCGCCGCAATCGGCTCCAGATGCATTACGTCGACTCCTTCACGATCTGCTTGACCTTCTTGCCCATCTCGCCAATGCGCGAACGCATCGCGCGCTCCATGAACTTGCCCCCGACCCGGCCGCTCCCGCCGTCTTTCTGGCGCGAGGCCGGGCCCAGCTTGAACGCGCCCGTGCCAAACGGGGCGAGCGCCTCGTGCATGACGCGCGCGTATTTGATGACGGGCACGCCCTTGGCGTCGACCGCGGCCGGATCGACCTGCACTGAGACGACCGTGCGCCCGTTCGGCCCGCCGCGCGTCTCGACCGCTTCAATGGCCTCCTCGAGGTCGCCGTCGTCGATCGGCGCGTTCTCGCGCGCGAGCTCCGCGATCTTGTCGCCCTCCTCGCGCATGACGTTCAGAATCCGGCGCGCGGCGGTGTCGCCCATGCGCTGAATCTTGAGCGCCAGCATCTCGGGGTTGAAGTTGCTTTTGACTAGGCCCACGGCGCGCACTCCACGTCGAAGTGATCCAGCTGCCCGTAACTCGTGCGCTTGGGCGTGATCGACACCACCCGCAGTTCCATATCGTCGACCACGATCTTCGCGCCGAGCACGGCAATCGTCTTCATTTCCAGCTTGATCTTCGCGGTGATCGCGAGATCCTCCGCGTGTGCCATCGAGCCCGCCATCTGCGAGCGCTGGTTGGTGAGCGCCGCTTTCTGCATGAGCTCCACGACAGCACACCGCTCGCTGGATGCCATCGTGGGCGCGAGATCCTCACCATAGAGGTTTCGGCCCACGGGCAGGAACACGTAACAGTCCTTGTTGCCGATGAACATGGCCCGGTCCTTTTAAGCGCCGACCCGCGCGAGCATGGCGCGCGAGTTCGGGTGAAAGAGTTCGTTGCGCACGTCGAGGTAGTCGGACATCGCGATCACGTCCCCGTGGCCGTCGTGCGCGGGGTCCGCATACTGCAAGACGACACCCGTGTCGCCCCGGGCGCTGGCTGCGCGCACGAACGCGTCAGCGTAAATGTGCTGCAGCGCCCCGCGCAGCGTGGCCGCAACGAACTGGGAGCTCTTCCACTTGCGCCCGAGCGAGTCGAGCTGGCCGAAGGTGATGCCCCGCTGGCGCTCCTGCAGGCCCGCGTGCACGACCGCGGAGCTGTAGCTGCGCCCGCCGGCGCCCACGAGCAGCTCCACCTTCAGGCCGAACTCGCGCATGCGCGTGTGCGCGACGTCAGTGTCCTTCGCAAGGGCCGCTGCGACTGTGCCAAGCGCGGCGTTGCGCGTCTGGAGCGCGTCATCCGCGATCTTGAGCACGAGCTCGTCGGCGGCCTCGGGGTGCGCGTTGACGATTGCCGCATGCATGAGATCACGCGAGGCGTTTTCGAACATGGCGGTGATACCCGTGAGCGTGCTCATCTGCAGGCGGGTCATGTTCGCGAGCATCTGGCGCCGCGTGGGCGCGTGCGGGTTCATGTGCTCGGACACCAGTCCCGCGAGCGCGCTTTGGTAGCCAATAGTCTGCGAGGATGCGAACTCGCTGAAGGAGTCGATGATGACGTTTTTCATACGCGGGAGAGCCTCGTGCGGCGCAGCACGTAGCGCGTGACTTCCAGCATCGCGCGCGGGCACACGAGGCCGCGGTCGGGTCGGACGGGGTTAAAGGAGGTGGTCGAGTCGCCCACGGTTTCGGAGACGATGCCCATGCGCCGCTTGGCGAGCACGGGGTCCACGTTGAGCAGGTCGTCGGCCTCGATGATCTGCGCGCGCTCGATCGCGCGGCGAAACTGCACCGGCAGCTCGACGTATTCCTCTTGCGTGAGCGTGGTGATCGAATACAGGGCGAACTCCGGCATGACGTAGTTCATCCAGTTGTCGTCGAACCGGTAGCGGTAGCGCAGCATGCCGAGGTTGATGCGCGCCTGGATCATCGCGGCGATCTTCTGGTCGTCGGTGGCCGCGCCCCAGCCGTTGAGCGCCGGAATGTCGAGCGCAACGAGGTTCGCCTTGGCGAGCGTCTGAAAGCTGTTGGTGCCCGGCACGAGCAGCGAGCTTGCCTCGATCAGGTAGCTCTGCTCCAGGCGCACGGTGCCGTTCTGATAGACGAGGGTGATCTGCGCGGTGCGCGCGGCGCGCAGCTGCGCCGGCTGCAGCGTGTTCGAGCCGCTGGTGACAGCGGGCGCGAGCATGTTCATCGCCCCATCGACGCGGATCGTCACCGCGCCATTGGCGGGGTCGGTCGGCGTGTCCTGCTCGATGAGCACGTTCTCGTCCTCATCAAGCAGGCGGTAGCTCGCCGTGGCCGGCGCGACGCCCATGCTTTCGTCAAGCGGAAAGGTGACGGTGACGGCCTCACCGGCGAGATACTTGTTCATGCCTTACTCCGCTGCGGGCGTGGTCGCGGCTTCGACCGGCGCTTCATCGGCCTTCACGACGTCCGAGGGCACTTCGCCGAGGAACTCGACCGGCTCGGCCGGCGTCTGGACCTTGAGAATCAGCGCGATGAGTTCGGCGATGCCGTTGCTCTTCACGCCCAGCGGGTCGCTGATCTTGCGCAGGCCCTTGATGCCTTCCTTGCCGGCGATCGCCTCGAGCTCGGCCTCGGTGTATTTCTGGGGCTTGGGCGCGGGCGTGTCTTGCGGACGCAGCTCCATCGGCTTCGAGTAGGAGTCGAGCGCGGCTTGACTGGCCGACGGGTTGGCCCCGCCCTCGACGTTCTCCACGCGCACGACGTTGGCGATGCGCGTTGCCACCATTGGCGCCACGTCGGCGATCGACACGCCGTCCACGAACTCCACGCCGCCAAAGTTGCCGGTGAAGCCTTCGTAGCCCGGCTGAACCATCTTGATCTTCATATGCTTGTCCTATGATGTGCAAAAGGGCATGAGCCTCAAGCCCATGCCCTTTATTGTAGCGGAGAGTAAGTCACGTGTGACTTACTCTTGCAGGAACGCCTTAGACGTTCGTCACGCCGCGCAGACGCGCCAGCGAACGGGTCGACTTCAGCGCCGAGCCGCAATACCACTTCACGCGGATGCGGTCTGCGTCCTTGTTCTGCACCGTGCCGATGTCCTCGACGCGGATGCCCGCTTGCTTGCCGCCCCACAGGCCGTGGAAGCCGTCGAGCTCGTTCAGGCGCACCGCGTAGACCGAGCAGGTGTTAGCGTTCGTGCCCATCGTTTCCGTCTGCGACAGGAAGTCGTTGCGCAGGATCGGAATGCCGTTGTGGCCGAGGATCGCCTGACCGAAGTTCGGCACTTCGACCATCGCCGGCTGGATGCCGCCGGTTGCATACAGCAGCGCGCGGTAGGCGCGGATCGTGCCCGGGCGCATCACGTAGGCGTCAGCGCCGTTGATGACCGCATCGCCGAGCTCGTCGAGCATCGACAGCGTCAGGGCTGCGCCGTTGGCCGCGCCGCCTGCGTCGAGCGTTTGCGCGCCCGACACCATCTTCGGCAGGCCGTCGAATTCCTTCGCGTTGGCCGTCGAGTCGCCTTGGGCGATCGTGCGCTTGAACTTGCGGGCAACCGCCTTGGCCTTCAGACCGATCTGCGTTGCGCGCTGATCGTTCGTGTCGGACTCGGTTTCCTGCAGGAACTTGTCGACGTCCACGTCA